ATCTCATAGAGCCTGTCGAGCCAAAAAGTTGTTGACCGCCCTGACTTTGGAAGTTAACGATAACGTTTACCCAGTTGTAAAGTAGTTTATGAATCTGAGAATTAGCATCAACCATAAAGGTCAGAGCGATGTCCTCGAAGTTAGCGTTATAGGGATGCTTTTCGATAGGACCATAACCGAGTCTAGGCGGTCCGTCTGCAGATGCTAAGGATACTCCTGGTAGCTGGATACTGTCGCATCGAATTGAGAATAATCTAACATCACCAAGATCAGCTTGACCTGTGCTAGTTAAATAGTGACCATCTCTGAACGCGATATCAGCGATATATTTGTTGTTCTTAAGAACGCCTTTAGTATTGATACTGGATGTAAAATCTCTTATATTAAACATTATCTGTTTTCCGATACGAGTTTTCTTGTTTCAGCCCAGACTTGTGACTTAGAAGCCTTGGTAAAGCGCTCAAGCGGTAGGAACAGTGCAATGTCCCACTCAGAAGGATACACATAAACAAATTTGGATTGCATCTGATTAAACAAATATTGCTTAATACAAGGTTTGAAGTATCTAAACTTCGAAGCTGAGTTTAAAATTTGATAGTTGATTCTTAGCTTTGTAGTCTCATCATATCTCTTATTAGATGTGATATCATAGAGACTGTCCATAAGCTGTGCTCTATATGGTAGTGGAAGATAGTGAAGGTTTATGCCCCAGAATCTACCTGACTCTATTCTGAAAGGAAAGATGAGTGGAAAGCGGTCATAGTATGGAAGAGTGTCTTTTGTTTTAGGATCGTACAGGTACATGTACATGCTACCGATTCTAGGTTGCACTGTAAGACGTCCTGGATCACCGTTAACAAAACGCTTTTCGTTTATACGTGGACCTTCACGACCGTATTCTTGAGCCCGTGTACGATACCATTCACGAGCATTTTGAGTACGGGATGGTACCTGCCCTGAACGGACACCAGAAGTTAGAATCTCGTCAAATACACCAGCCATTAAAATTGTAATCCTAATTCTTTTTCTGTGATAATCACAAAATTCCAACCCTTATCTTTGCAGTATTCTCTTGCAGCTTTCCACTTTGCAGAATTAACACCCCAAGTCATAACCTCGTTTAGATACCGTCTTGTAGGCTTGCCTTCCATAACAGCTGGCGGCCTTGTTTGATTGAACGGTTTAACTTCGATAAGATCACAGACGATCTTACCATCTTTATCTTTCTTCTTCACCCAGAAGTCGGGAAAGTATCTATGCACTTTACCGTCAACTGGCGATCTATATCTGAGAATAATCTCTTCACTGGACCACTCCATAACATCCGGATGAGAATCAAGCTTTTGCATAACCATTAATTCCCATCTGGATCTATAAATAATATTGGTCGGATCCCCTTTGTATTTATGAGGATTCCGCGCCCTGAATACACCCTTATAAGCCATTATTCATAAAAACTCGTATAAATAGATCGATGCGTTATATTTATCAAGGATATTCTAATGGCTTTCAATAGCAGCAACTACATTAAAGATGCTGATAAACCATTTACCAATCGTATTGTTGACCCGATTGTTAAGTCAACTACTTACGGTATGCCAGCTGGCACTACTTCTATTGCAGAAGCAACAGCTGATACGATGCTTACTTCTGGCTCAACAGCTGCAGCTGCAGCTCAATTAGCCGCAGCAAGAACAGACAGTGCAATCGCTGGCGGTGATGATGAATACTATGCCATTGCGGGTAAGGATCCTACTAGAGCGGCAAGAGTATCTCTACAAAAGCTTAGAAGAAATAATATAACAGCAAAAGAATTTGTAAATAAAGTCAACCCTCAAACGAAGATTGCCGCGTACAAGAGCGACAATTCAGTTGAAATTATAACGGTACTATAATGCCTTTAGCCAACGATATTGTAAGATCTACTACTAACCCTGCTGAAGACAATGCGCGACAGCATGGCGTTTCGGGGTCTTTTCTTGGTAAGTATTATACAAGAATAACTATTGGTAAATATCAAAGACCAAAGCCTTTTGAGTCTCCGCAGTTTACAAATACTATGGTTGTATTTTTACCTATTCCAAATGAACTACGCGACGACACTTCAATTAGTTATACTAATATGAACTTAGAGACTGTTGGGGATTTTATTAACGGTAATGTTGGTTCAGGTATCGGCGCTGCTCTTCTACGTAAATCGGGCGATATTATAACAGGAGCGGCTGGTATAGCTGGCAATGCTTTAGCAGCTGCTGCAGGCGCAGCTACACGCAGTGATGCTGTAGAGAGTGCTGTAGGAGGCGCAGTTAACGCTGTAGGTTCTCTTTTTCCTGCAGAACAAATTACATCTGCTATACAGCAATCTTTCGGTAAAGCTCCAAACCCGAATCCATCCGTTGCTTTTCAGGGCCCCGTGTTACGTGATTTTTCATACACCTGGGCTTTCTATCCGAAAAATAAACAAGAATCGATAGCTATCGATAGACTTATTAAAGAGCTAAAGAAAAGGGCACTTCCTAGAAACTGGGCGAATAAATCTGCTGCTATTCTTGATTACCCTGATATGTGTCAGATTAATTTCTACCCATGGGATAATGGCGGTGTCGCTCCATGGTTCTGGTCTGATAATAGTATTATACGCTATAAAAAATGTGTAATGCAGGGTGTCAATGTTAACTATAACCCTTTCGGCACACCTGCATTCTTTGAAGATTCCACACTTCCTGTTTCATATCAACTTACTATCTCTTTCAGAGAGATTGAATATATGTTGAGCCATGATTGGGAGTCAGTTGCTCTTGGTCAAACTGGTTCTGGAACAGTTGAGGATACAGCAGCTGCTACTACAGCGCCGATCGTAACTTCAGGTGAAGCAGCCGTGAACGCTTTCAAATCAGGTAAAGAAGAAGCAACCGGCGCACTAACTAACATCACCAGCTGGACATTATAAATGAACTATTTTAACAAGTTACCTACTATTACATACGATAATAAAGTAGCGGTTAATATTTTGGCGCGGTCGAAGCTATCTGATCAGACGAAAGGCGATCGCAGACTCTTTCTTCCATACACTACTTCGGATGGCGATAGAGCTGATATGATATCGCAATCTTATTATGACAACCCAGGCTACACATGGCTTATTTGGTTTGCTAATGAAACTATTGATCCTTATTATGAAATGTCTCTTAGTGAGCTTGACCTTCAAGACTACATTATTGCAAAGTATGGATCAACAGAACTAGCCCAACGTAAGATAGCATTTTATAGAACAAATGGCAACACAGACGATAGAGTTTTAACAAAACAGCAATATGAAAATTTACCATATGGTGAGCAAAAATATTGGGAGCCAGTACTAGACTATCTTCTTAACGTAAAAGAATATAAAAGAAAAGACGAGCCTCAAGAAGTTTCGACCAATAGAATCGGTAGTATTAATATAACAAATTTAACCGGACAGTTTAAGATTGGGGAAGAGGTACAATACACAGGTACCAATTATGGTTTTTGTACATATGCTAGCAATACTGCTCTAACGGTTAATAATATTACAGGTGCATTTGAAGTCAATACGACTATTATAGGAAAAGAATCGGGAGCCCAGGCCACTGTTGTAGCTTGCAACAATGCTATTTCTTCCACCCAAGCTTACGATCAGTCTCAGTACTGGGAAGCTGTTTCATTCTATGATTATGAAATTGAAGAGAACGAAAGAAAGAAAGAAATTCTTCTGATGGATGTTCGTTATGCAACTCAAGCTGAACAAGAATTAAAGAGAACAATGAGTACATGAGCTTAAAAGGTTTCTTTAAGAATTTAAGCCGCGAAATACTGAGCGGTGTGGAAGCTAACCTGTGGGATAGAATTGATCCCGCAGAGAATATCTCTTCACCTAAATCCTCTGATGATTTCCAGCCTGGTAATGTTGATATCCTAAACATCTCGCTAGTTAGCGCAGATGGAAATAGAGCTCATAATATCATACCATATGTTACTGAGTTTCATATCTATGAGAATATTATTTACCCGACAATGTTTTGCGAGGTCACTATAGCAGACAGTGTTGGCCTTTATGAGCGTTTTCCTGTTACTACTAATGAGTTTGTAACGCTGAGTATACGCACACCAGGAAATGAAAATCCAAGTGAGTATAGATTTGCTATTAATAGAGTTGGTGAGAAACAAGTACTTCAGAATAATAAGTTAGTCAAGTATACTCTTCAGCTTGTTAGCCCTGAACTAAAAAGATCAATTGCTACACCTATTACTAAAACATTCAAGGGTACTATCAGCGAGCTAATTCAAGATATTCTTAAAGAAGATCTGGGCACGCAAAAAAGAATAATAGTAGAGGAATCAACCGGTATCATTGATAAGACAATTGGACCGAGATTACCATTTGCTATGATTCATGAGCATTATCTCGACGCTGATAATAGACGCGACAACAATGGTGTTTATGTATTCTTTGAAAATAAGCACGGTTATAATTTGATAACATATGAAAAACTTATTAAAGATGGTCGTCGTAAACTAGACATACCTTGGTCAGGTTCAACGAAGCGATTCATCTTTACACCTGATAGAAACGCTGACGCTAGCGCTACAAAGTTTCGTAATATTCTTGCTTATAACCAGTCTAAGTTTTGTGACGCTATTAGCTTGATAGGAATGGGTGGCTTTAATACAACTGCTGTACCATATGATTTCGCTACCGGGGCAGGTGAAAGAGCGCAATATAGAGAAACTGAAGATGGTGAATCAATACCAACTACAGATACAAATGGTACAAGATTAATTGGTACTGATTTTATTCGTCAATATGAGCGCAATAGTATTACAAATATGCTCATTGCAGTTAACAATGAAGTGCGACCTAATAATAAAATTGCTGATGTCCTAGTAAAGCGAAATGCTTTCTTACAAAGACTTCAACAAATCGAAGCGCAGATTTTTATCTATGGTGATACCGATCTTGCTGTTGGTGATGTTATTGAATGTTCATTTCCGTCATCAGCTGATTCGGGCGATGATAGAGGTACATCTAGATTAGATAGTGGCAACTATTTGATCACACATCTTCGTCATATGGTACTTAACACAGATAGACCTCAACACGTGATTGCATGTAACCTTATGAAAGCTGGGATGCTAGGAAATTAATTATGACACAAATGGGACAACAAGGTTTTCGCTGGTGGGTTGGCACAGTTGTTGATGCGACTAATGATCCTCTAAAACTAGGCAGAGTGCGCGTTCGTGTACGTGGTGTTGATGATTATAAAGAAGATGACCAGATTACACAATGGGCTTCTTGCGTAACACCAACCACGTCTGCCTCTTACAGAGGTATAGGTGACACACCTTCCATGATTGAAGGTTCAGAGGTATTTGGATTTTTCGCTGATGGTAACAGAGGCGAGGTTCGTATTGTTGTCGGTACTATTCCGCAGCAGGCTGGAGATGAAAATACTAACGCATTATCATTCCAGGCTCGTGGTAAGGATCCTGATGAGAAGCAAAAGCTTCACCCTATTGAACCTGATTCCGCCTTCAAAGCTGAGTATCCGTTTAACCGAGTTATTAGAACCCGTAAAGGTCATAAGATTGAGTTAGATGATACAGACGGAGCCGAGCGCGTACATATCTACCATGCATCAGGTACCTATATTGAAATGGCGCCAGATGGCAGATTAACTATTCGTAACCCCGGTGATAGTTTCGAAGTTGTCGGGGGTATTAAGAACGTTGCTGTTACAGGTGATGCTAATATCGAAGTTGGAGGAAACCTTAACGCCAGAGTTAAGGGAACTGCTAATATTATTGCCGACTCAAGCCTCACGGTCGAGTCAAAAGGTATTCTAAGGCTAATGGGGCTTCTTGGAGTGCAGATATCTTCCGGAGCTTCTATTACTATGCAGTCGCCTTCAGGGTTAAGTATAACTGAAGGTAGTCTTTACTGTATTGGAAAT